AACGGAATCACGCACGCCATGGCTTGCGCAATGGCGCTGGCCACAAACTCGATATTGGCCACCTGCCCCACATCGGCACCGGCCGCCGGAGTAGGTGCTACCGGCTGGCCAGTGAACACCGGGGATTTGAGTGGTGCCAGGTCGGCATGCGTATGCGCTTTCGGTGCCGCATAGGCCACGACGGCATCATCCGCATATTTACGGGTGGCCAGCACCACCGCCGGGTCAATTTTCAGCTCGACGGCTGCAGTGCTCGACACCAACAGGACAACGCGCACGACCTGATCCTTTCCGGCACCGTCACTCAGCAGAGGCTTATAGCTGGGCGGGCAGTTCGCGACTGCGCACAAGTTGCCGGTATCGTCGAAGATGCCAATTTCACGCACCCACCAGCCGCCGACATCGGCCGGCAACACCTGTTCGATGATGATTTGGCTGGCGTTCTTCGGATCCTTGTCGAGAGTGTTGATCGGGGCGCGGCGCTGTTCCTTGATCAGGCTTGTCTGCTTGCGGTCGGGCACCGGCACGACGCCATTACCATCGCCCACGGCCATGTGCGTGAGCTTCAGTGGAATGCCCAGCGCCAGGGCATTGGCGATTCGGGCCTCGCCGATCTCGGTCGGAATAGAAAAATAGGTGCTCATGGGTAGATGCTCATGATTTCGATGATGTGGGTGGCACAGCCAATAAACGGCCGGCCGCTTGCCTCAATGCTTTCAGGTGACCAGGGATAGACCGTGACGGCCTCGCCAAACTGCGCGTATGCGCCCACATTGATCTGTCCACGGGTCTCCAGATGGATGCGCAGCCCGGTCAAATGGCGGGACAGCGGCTTGGCGTCGTCAATGAGGCGTTCCATTTCGAGGAACATTTCATCGGTGATGCCCGAATCCAGCACGCCGACCTCAAGAGCAAAGGTGCCGCGCGGGCCGGTCGGCTCGGTCTGCCACCATTCACTGATCTTGATGATGTAGCCCAGGGACTCGACCACGCCGCGCACGGCCGCGATGGTGCCCTTGTGCTGGTGGATGTAGCGGGCGGCCTTGATCGTGCCTCGCTTGATGGTCTCGGGCCAGGTATCGTCCCAGCGATCCACGGAAAAGGACCAGGCCAGGAAGGGCAGCAACTCCACCGGGCAGCGGTCGGGATTCCACAGCAGACGAAGCGGCACCGGCGTGTCGGCCAGGGCGGCGCAGGCGCGCGCAAGAGCCCGCTCCAGGGGCGTGGTATTGGGCGGCAGGGTCGGGACCGAGTTATACATCGTCCACCTCCTCCAGCACTGCGGCGGTGATCTTGATGCCAGTACAGCGCGCCGCCTGCGTACGTCCACACAAGATATCGGCGGCCGGTGACTTCACCAAGACATTGCGCACGCCTTCGACCTTCAGCGCAGCCACGTAGGCATTGCGATAGACGCTATAGCCGAGTGGGCGCAGCGGCTTGGCCATGGCCGCCGCGTTCGCACGCGCGGCATTGACTGCAATAGCTGCCTCGGGACCTTTCTCGACATACACCACCGCTTCCAGCTCGTAGTCCGTGACCTGGCCTTGCACCACCGACACCAGATCGCCCAGCGGCCGGACATCCTCTGCCGACAGCGCCGCATCGACGGTTTGCAGCAGGTCAGCCGGCGCCTGCCAGTTATCCGAGTTCGCCAAGACGGCCACCACGACTTCGCACGGTGCCGGGCTGACGGCGCGCGCGTCAAGCACGCGCCCGTCGGCACTGCGCGCATGGAATTCATAGGCATTGCGCGGGCCGGCCGTCGAGAGCGCGTCAGGCGCTTCCTGAATGCGCAGGCGGTACGCATCGTCGCCTTCCAAGACCTCGGCCACCGGTGGCGAGGCGTCCGGATCAGCTTCGACCAATACCAGGCGCTTCACGTTGGTATTGGCGCCGATCTGGTCGAGATCTGCGCGGATGGCAAACGACAACATGACTGCCTTGGCGGCATCGTTGACGCGATTGCGCAGCAACAGCTCTTGATAGGCGTTCTCCTGCAGCAGCTTGGTAGCCGGCTCTGACTCCAGGGAAAGCACATTGGCAGCGGCCTCGCGCTCATTTTCCGGCAGCAGCGCCAGCACGGCCGCCTTGCGGCTGGCCAGGATCGTTTCGAAATCCAGGGTCTCCAGCACTTGCGGGGCTGGCAGCAACGACAGGTCGATAGGCGAGCTCATTGCGTCGCCCCTTCACGGACCTGCACGGAAAATTCGACAGCGGTGCCATTGGTCACCCCTTGGAGCACGACGGAGACTGCGCCGCTGGCATCCCTGTTGAGATTCACCGACGACAACGAGATGCGGGGTTCCCACAGCGCCAGACGGTAGGCCACCGCAGCGTAAATGCGCAGGACGGTCACCCCATTCAGGGGTTGGTCGATCAGCTCGGGGATTTCCGATCCATAGGCGCGGCGGCAGATGCGGGTACCCAGCGGCGTTAAGAGGATGTCGCGAACGGACTGGCGGATGTGATCCAGCAGAGACATGCTGCGGCCGGTGGAGGCGTTCATGGCGATCATGGCAGCGGCACTCCGGATTTCTCATCTCCGCGTTTGACCTCGCCGTGCGGGTGATTGCGCAGACTGATGTTCCCGGCTTTGACGTCCCCGGTGGCCGTCACGTCGCCCTCGATGACGATTGCTGCGCCACCGCCGCCACCCAGGACCTTGGCACCATTGTTCAGGGCGCTGAAGCCTTCCACAACGAGATTGCCCTTGATGGTCACGTCACCTGTGCAGGTAGTCTGCGGCGCGTCAGCGGTCACCGCATCTGCCTTCACCAGGGCCGAGCTGCCGGCCGGCAGGATGGCCGACAGCGAGTGCTGGCCGAAATCGTAGAGAACCACAGCGCCATCCGGGTAGTGGATGGAGCGAATTTTAAGCGAGGTTTGGGGGGCGGGAGATTCGACCGAGAACAAGCCGGCCAGGGCTTTGCCTTGGGTCAGGTCGCCGTTAGGCGAGAAGACGATGACCTGCTCGCCGATAGACGGCGGGCACCACTCGATTACATCACCCGCACGCAGGGCAATCCACTGCAGCCAAGTGGTGAGCAAAGTCGGAGACAAGCGCACGCGCACCTTGTCCGCCTTGATCTCGGCAATCTTGCCGGTGCGGATCAAATTGGGAATGGTGCGAACGAGTTCGGAGAGGTCGGGCGTCATGCAACCCATGTTGCCGGATCGCGCGCGAGAAGGCACTTTGCGGCGGGTTGTTATCCCGGATATTGCCGCTGCACTCTCAATATCCGCAATATTTCAACTGAAATAGGACAGTCACTCTCTGCAATTTAGGCGTAACGCATAGAGAGCAAGATACATCCATACCGAATCTGGATTCGGGTTCAACCTAAAGGAGAACATCATGCGTATCTATCTGGCACTACTGGCACTCACCGCAGGTCTGCTCGGAACATCTGGAGCCTATGCCGCCGACACCATCATGTCGACTTCTATCGATTGGGACTTGCTGGGTGAATGGATGCGCGAAGCCGGCCGGATGCCTCCTGGCTGAACAGCCTCACTTCTCAATCCAACTTGGAGAGTAACTATGCGTATCTATCTCGTGTATTTCTTGGTGGTAGTCGGGCTCATCGCCGCGTCTGGTGCTCGCGCAGGACAAACTTGCTACGAGGAGCCAGACGCTCACGGCGCACGGAGCGAGTTGATGAGCACCGCACTGCGCTAAAAGGACGGTTGGTCCAATCTGAGATTCGGCCAGCCGCGATCGCTCGGCATGGCCGAATCGAATATTCGTGGAGCGTTTTTGAGAACGCGGCTACTGGTGCTGATATCCCCCGCTATTGATGCTTGGTGGAACTTGGTCAGTTCTCGCTGACCGTACTGGAGCCCGCATATAAAGCGTAGTTACGATGGCTTTCTGCGCTCGCAATTATTTAATATCGTCGTTCGAGGCAGCGGTGAGATCCGAGTATTCAGCTATGTACATCTCTACCTGAAGGCTCAATATCTTCATCTCCGCCAGCATTTTCCGCAGTGCTCGCATCCCTTCTCGGCATTGCTCGCGCTCAGATGGAATTCCCATATTCAGGTCTTCTACCGAGGTGAGCACAGCTTCGCATACCTTATTCAATTGCTGCAGCTCAGCGATTTGACTCACGAACTTTTTCTTCTGCTCCATTTTTTGTCCCGCCACCTGAGAAAAAATACATCCCCAAAATCGACAAATAGTTTCTCAGCAGTTTATAGCAAGGTCATATCATTTTGTGAGATGTTCTAAGAGGCTACGATGAAGCTCTGCAACATCGCTCGCCGAGAAGCCCAGCAGCGATCGGGCAGGATATTTGTAATTCGGGCCGCGCGGCGCGACCTTGTCTTGCAGGCCCTCATGATGCACGTGTGCGATACGCGCAACCTTGCCGAAAAAGCCGACCGACGCCTGATTGGCATCTGCCTGGACTCGCAAGAAGGTGTTCGTCCGAAGCTTGTTGAACATCGCTGCCTTCTGCCGCTTGATCCGTCCAGACTTGCCACGCAGCTCCTTTCGGTTCTTGCGCGCCGGATAGGGTGTGCCATCGGGCGCTACCTGTTGGGCGATCAGCCGGGCATGCTCCCTTCGCAGATCGTTGGCGACCTGGCGCACAAGCTGACGCCGTTGCGCCGGCTGTACCTTGGCGATGAGGGCACCGGCCCATTCCTCCAGGCGTTGCAGATCATCACTCATGACAGTGTCGGCACGTCCCATTCGGCCAGCAGGCTGTCGCCCTGGTAGAGCTGCCAGAAGTCATCGGCGAATGGCGGGGTGAGATAGGGCTCGCCGGCGTGGATGATTTCCAGCCGACCGCCATCATGCCGTTTCACAATTGTGCGCTCGGTGAGCGCCAACTTGATCGATAGATCGAGAGAATCGGCACTGTTCATATCCACTTCGAAGCGGATGGCTTTCTTGGCGTTCTCGGGATTGGCGAAGGATTCACGCTGATGCACCCGCATCCAGGCCAGCAGCGGTACGAATACCAGATCGAGGTCCAGGCCGATATCAGTCAAGATCAGGTTCAGCACATAGTCATACTCGAAGGAGAGTCCGGCCGCGCCAGTCGCCCGCGAGCCGCCCTCGTCGATGAAGATGTGCAGCTTGTCCGGGTTCTGCGCCAAGTCCTTAATGGCCTTGCGCAGATAGTCCCGCAGGTTCTTGGGCTTGTACATTCAGTTTCTCGCGCAAGGCGTTGTAGGCGTCGATCAGGGCGTTGCTTTGTCGGATGGCGTCATCGCCTTCACTGGCGATGTCGTCAAGAAACTCTGCTGCCGCTGGCGTAAGTTCGGCTCGCGCTTCCTGGCCAGCTCCGCCGGCAGCGCCGGTATCTGTGCAACTGGTGCCGGCGGACACTGGAGCGACGACGGGGACTGACAGCCGGATAGCGCCACTGCGCACGCCAGCAATATAAGTGTCTTTCTCATGGCGGGCTGCATCCCTTTCATTGGTGAGCTTGTCGGTAATGACCTGGATGGCGTCGCGCGCGTTGCGCTCGGCCTTCAGCACCTGTCGCGTGCGTTCGGCCCTGGCGTCCGCCGCTGCCTGATTGGCCACGGCAATGCTAGCCTTCAAGTGGTCAATGTCTGCGTCCTTGCGCCATCCCTGGATTGCCCAGGCAGATGCGAAGGCAACCGCCAGTAAGCCGACGCCGAGCCCGGCACGCAACCCGGTGCGCCAGGTATCGGCAAGCGTCATGCCAACACCCCGCCGGCATCCAGAAAGGCCAAGTGCAGTTCCTCGCTGGTTTTCAGGGTCGGCAGCACGATGGCGTCACCGTCTTCCCGTGTGAATGCCTTTTCGAGATCCACATAGCGATGCTCGAACTGACCATAGCCAGCGCCTGGCAAGGAAGCCCAAATGTTTTTACACTTGGCGATGGCGTCAGCCAGGCGGCCGGCGTCGATATCGGGCAAGGCCCGGCATTCCTTGATCTGCTGCAAGGCGATGGCGTCTTGCACCTCAGGCCCGAACCCGGTCAGCCCGAGCCGCAGGCGATAGATATCGTAGTAGCGCATTAGCAACTGGTAGCCCCCGGCGGCGGTAGACCAATTCTTGATGCGGGGAATCCAGACCCGCACGCGCGGATGATCGGCGTAGCTGGTGAAACGGGTGCGGCCGACGATCTGGTCATATCCGCGGTCGCGCGTGGTCGGTGAATTGGACGTGCCTTCGGAGAAGCGCAGCATGCCCAAGAACGCGCGGCGGTTGTCGGTAACGTTCACAGCGTTTCCTTCACGTCGCGCGCCAGCTCGGCAATGTCCTTGCCCTGGCGTCGCTGAAACCACAGCGCCACCGCCCGAGTGATCCACCAGGCCGGCGCACCTACCATCAAATCAACCGGTTTCGGGCCGAGCACGGCGGCAATCGTCGGCACATGCTGCAGCAGCACCGAAAATGCCAGGTCTCCAAACATGATGGAGAACGCTCCCGCGCAGGCCAGACGCACCACGAATTCCTTTTCGTTGAAGGAGCCATCGAGATTGCGCGGGGGCAGGACGATATAGAGCAGTGCGGCACCGACCATGCCGAGCACGGCCTTGATGCCGTAGATTTTCAGGATGGCAGCGATGCCACCAGCGGATTCTGCTGCCATAACGTGGTTTCCCCTTGTCAGTGTTTTCGTATTCATGTTGTCAGTCCCACAGGCTGATGCTGTCTTGTGCGGTGCTGGGCGCTTCTACCGCTGCTGGTAGCGTGACCATCGTTCCCGCTGGCAGCACGGCCCCCAGGGCGGCCAAGGCGGGATTGAGCGCCAACGTCTGCTCCACATAGCCACTACTGGCGCCCAGGTAGCGAAACACGAGGGCATCGAGGGTGTCGCCCTGCTGGCTGCGCACTTGCATCAGATCAGCTCCACGGTTGCATGCGTGCGGCCGAGAATGTCATTGATCGCCCAATGTCCATTACGGCGCTGCACGTCCGGGGCCGTGTCCATCCATTCCATGTTTTTCTTGTCGGTGAGTGCGCTCGCGGTGGTGTCGTAATCCCGATAGCTCTCGAAGATGTCAGCCTTGGCGAAGCTGTAGACGGCGCGACGATAGTGCGCGACGTACTGGCTTTCACCGTCCACCTTGAGCGCGGGCACCTCTTCCAGCTTCTGGATGCCCTTGGCCAGGTAACTGGCCTGCCATTCACGCAGCAGCCGATTCGTGGTCAGGATCGCGTCCACCAGGGCCGGACGCAGGCGCGCGTCGGTCACGGTCGAATCCAGCCGCATGGCATCCCGCATGGCCGGCATGCTGATGTCGGGGAAAAATCCATCATTAGTGATGGCCTTCACATCGGCCGGCACGGTCGGCCCCGCCGTCACCGGCACGTCGTCGATATAGCTCATGGTGTTGAAGTCATTGGGGGGCGGTGGCCGAGACATCCGACGAACAATGCCGCTTCCGTCTCGGGCCGCCCCTGCGCCGTGGGGTGCTCTTTACTTGGCCGGCTCGGCGAATTTCTTCAGTCGCCGTTCCAGCCGCTCGATTTCCTTCTTGACGCCGGCCGCCTGGTGCAGCTCGCTCGCACGGGTGAGGTGCTGCAGCGAAGCCGTGGCGCGGTCAGCGGTGGCCGCCGTGATGTTCTCGGCATCCACCTGATTGACCAGCTCCAGCAGGGCCAAGCCCAGCGCCTTATGCACCTTGGCGCGTGCTTGGTCGGGGGTATCGGCATTGCCGGTCATGGCCAGCACCTGTTGCAGGATCTCGGCCGCGCGGGCCGGGTCATCCTTCAGCTTGCCGCCCAGGCTGGCGCCCGCGAACTCATCCTGCAGCAACGTGGGCAAGGTGCGGTCGTACCGATCCGGTAAATTGAACTGGTGTTCCAGGGCATAGGCCGAGAGCTGCAGGGCGCGTTCGTAGTCGCCGACATCGATGTGCCACACCAGCACGTTGACCAGCACTTCGTCGTGCGCGCCACGGCCGCCCGCCAGTACGCCATCAATCCAGTCCTGATAGGCCGGCAGCAGGGTGGCCTTCATCTCGATTTTGCGTTCGATGGACTGGATATTGGACAGCGTGCGGCGGTCCTCATGGAGCTTCATCAGCATCAGCTCATAGGCGCTGCCAGTGGTCACGCCGCCCGGCTCGCCGGCGGACGCCGCCAGCTTGCCGAGCATGCGCTCCCGGTGGCGCGCGGCAGGAGATAGGCGGGACATTAGGCGCCGCCCGCTGCCGCGTCCTGCAGCACCACGTTTTCCACCAGGGCGGCCAGGCCCTCGTCCTCGATCACATAGGCGTCATTGGACGATTCATAGTTCTCGATGCGGTCGGCCTTCGGTTCATCGACCACGCGACGACGACGGCCGCCGTTCTGGAAGTAGATCGACAGGTTGTCCAGGCGGGTAATCAGCATGGCATTGGCCGGGAAGGACGGGACGCGCACAGCCGGCAGGCCGCCGATACGCTTCTGGCTGATGATGATGTCTGCGGCCAGGGTCTCGGTCGGCGCCTTGTCCTTGTTGATCAGCGGGAAATACTTGTCGTGCAGCAGTTCGCGGCCAACGATGACCACCAAGCCGGTATCGTCCTGATACCACGGGTCCAGATTGGTCACCGCGTCATACACGGCAGCATCGAGGTTTGCGTAGTCCGCACCAGCACCACCGCCGATGATCACTTTGCCCGGCAGATCTTGGCCGACCAGGCCCATGACGCGCTGCGGCGAGTTCTCGCGAATCTGTTGCAACCAGCCCTTGTTCACGTCCTGCAGCAGCG